AACAAAGTTCCTCATGGGTCATTGGTCAAGCATTTGCGTCCATCCGCATTGCAAACGGTTGGACGCGAGAGGATATGCCCGCCCGCTTTGCAAATATGGGGGCTACCAAACACACCGTCGATGAAATTCTGCGATATGAAACTGGTCAATTCCAGTGGGCAGTTCCTGCATTGGTCGATTTCTGCAAGGCATACGGCACCACGCCGGACGCCGTCCTGCATTTCACTGCCCCGCAAAACCGATGCGCACCTCTGCCGTGGCTGCAGAAGCTCTTTCTCGACTACTCCCCGAAGGAGGGCGAGCTGTATCTCGTCGTCACTAGCGACCCATCTGTCCCGCAATTCTGCGACGCGCGTCCCGCACGCTGGAAGAACGGCTGTTTTGTCAACGCTGCCGGTGGAAAGAAGCAAGTCAAAAATTTGATTTGCTTCATCCCGCTGTCCGAGCTGCCGACCGGCTTCACGTTCTCCTTGGAGGATATCGACAATGGCTGATACATGGGAGGTCCGCAAGGACGGACAGGCCTACGCCGGCGGGCCGATGGAAACAATGCCGAGCGCCGAGCAGCGCCGCAGTATGCGGGCTGCAGGATATCAGATCTATGTGGACGGCCGTATTCAGCGCGATCCGGCCGGAAAGAAAGGAGTATCGCGGCCGTGAATAATCTGGAAATCCTAAAGGCGCTGCGGATTTGCGCCACACCCGGTACGGTCCAATGCCATGACTGCCCGTATTACCCAATATACGGCCTGGGTCACTGCGCAGAGCACGTCATGAATGACGCCGCCAACCTGATTGCGGTACTGGGAAGGCTTCTGGACGATGCACTGAAATGTTCCGTCAAGCCGATTCCGGTGACGGAGCGACTGCCGGAGCAGGACGTCCCGGTTCTTGCGTGGTTCGAGGACGGCCCGATCCCGCGTCAAAACCCTGATATCGTTTTGTGGAATGGATACGGATGGATGCACCGGCACCTGCATCGGAACGTTTGCGGGATCATGCACTGGGCACCGCTGCCGGAACGGCCCAAATGGGCGCCGCTGCCGGAGCCACCCAATACGGAGGTGGAGTGATGGCTGACCGATACATAAGCAAAGAATGGCTTCTGCAAACTCTCGAGCAATACAAAAATCTAAAAACTTGGAATGAGTCCGTCTGTGACCTCGACACCGTTTCGCGCGTGCTGCAAGTCCTCGAAAACGTAGTCAATAACGCACCGAACATCGGCCCGAGGCAGTACGGAAGGAAAGCGCAGGAAGTGAAAAACGCAGCGCTGCAGTTCCAGCTTACGCATCTCAAAAAGCTGCGCCAGTACGACGATGAGCAATACGTTGTAACCGAAAGTGTAGGCAATGTCATGCTGATGGGCTTTTACAAGGGCAGAATCCAGATTGAGGAGCAAGTGATCGACTGGCTGGAAAGGATGGTGCAGAATGGATAATCCTCGTGACGTTATTCCCCTGCTGCCTCTCGCGGCGGATTCGGTCGAGTCCCTTGCCGACGCGCTCTCGCGTGTAAAGGTACAGACCGGCTCGCTCGCCTGTCTCGGCTGCGGATACGAGCACAACTGCGGCATCCACGGCTGCGCACTGATCGGCAAGGCGGTCAAAGTCCTCCGCGCGGTCGCGGAACTGTCGCGGGGTGAGGAGGCGATTGCTTGCCAGGATACAAGCAGCGGCGCAAAGTGATCATTGCGGGGCGGTACATCCGCGCAGTCCAGTACACGATGCACTACGATCAGGAGTCCCGCAAAAGCCGCGCGCCGAAAGAGCTGGTCAGCTCCTGCGCGCGTGAAGCGATCAACCTGCGGCACAGTTGGGAAAAGCTCAAGATGCTCATGGCCGCGAACTTTGACTTCCCCGACCTCGTCGTTACGCTGACCTATGCGGACGACTCGCTGCCGCAGACGCGCGAGGCCGCCGAAGGGAACCTCAAGCTCTTTATCCGCCACCTGCGCGCCGAGCGCAGGAAGGCGGGACAATCGCTCAAATATCTCTATGTCACGGAGCGCGGCCACACGCTCGGCCGCTACCATCATCACATCATTGTCAACGCGACCGGCACAGACTATCAGACGATCCGCAGCCTGTGGCCGCACGGCAACAATATCGACTTTGCCAAGATCGCAGACAAGGGCTATGACGGTTGGGCACGCTATCTCAGCAAGGAGCCGCGCGAGCAGGGACGCCGCTACGTCGGAGAACGGATGTGGCGGCAGTCCCTCGGCCTTGCAAAGCCCATCACGCAATCCGGCTGGATCGATGCCGGAACGCCGCTGACCGCGCCGCCCGGCTCCTACATTCTCGACCGGCAGACACGCGCGAACGGCTTCGGCACCTTTGACTATGTGGAGTATCTCGCTCCCAAAAACGGAACATTGCCCGGCGCTATTTTCTGACTTGGGGTAATGTTTATTCTCTGGGGGGCGCGGAAAAAAATGGAGGCGAAAGTATTGCAAACAACGAGAAACTGTGGTAAACTGTATACGAAGGACGGGTTTTTGCTCTGCCCCTGCTGTGGCCGCAGAACCGATCAAAAGCTGCTGCCGGACACCACGGCCGAAAGGCTGCCGGTGTACTGCAAAAAGTGCAAGCAGACCTCCGTCGTCAATATCGATCCTGAGTGCCTGTGCCTTCGCGCCTGAGCCGACGACATCCGATGCGGTGTTGTGGTTCAGGCGCTTTTTGTTTGTCCGGAGGTGATAGCCCGTGGCCTTAAAGCCCTTACGTCCATGCGCACACGCCGGGTGTCCGGCAGTGACGCGCGATACATGGTGCCCAAAGCACCGGCCGAAGCGCAGCGGCCACCGCAGCCCGGAAAGCGTCGATTGGAGCAGATGGTACCGCCTGCCGATCTTTGCCAAGCATCTCCGGCCCGAACAGCTTCTCCGTGAGCCGTTCTGCCGGGAGTGCGCAAGATTCGGGCTCCGTATCCCGGCCACGGACGTTGACCACATTGTCCCGCATCGCGGTGACTGGTCGCTTTTCGTGGACCCTGACAATCTCCAGTCGCTGTGTCATAGCTGCCACAGCCGAAAGACCGCGCTGGAGGTGCTTACAGGCGGCAAAAAAATGCGGGATTCCCGCAGGTAAGCTACGCCCGCGCTTGGGTATGCGCCCGAGAGCGCGCACGGACGCAGGCTTGCACACGCGCAGCGGCCGAAGGCCGCGACCTCCCCCCACCCTGAAAAACTTTTCGGGGTGGGGCGCGGGAAACGCGGAAGGGCCTCGTTCTTACGAAAATTTCCCCGATCAGAAATCCGAAGAATCTCAGGAGGCGAGAGAAAATGCCGACAAGTGCAAAAGCGCTCGATACGCAGACAAAGCACCTCACGCAGGCCGAACGCGAGGCTCGTATGACCGCCGAAGCCGGCGTGATTCCGGATCGCGGCCGCGAGGCCGATCTCCAGCAGCCTCCGACGCATCTCATCGGCCGGGCGCGCACCTACTGGCAAAGTTTGGTCAAGCGCTTGGATGGCCTTGCTATCCTCGACGATCTTGATCGAGAGATGCTTGCAGTATACTGCTCTCAGTTGGCCCGCCGGGATAAGCTGGCCGCACTGCTGGACAAGCTGCTCACCGATGCGGCGAAGCACGACCGCAAGGCGCTGGCGCCGGAGGAAACCGACAAGCTCGACTCGCTTGCATCCAAACTCGCCAGTCTGGAGCGCAGCCTGATTCAGTATGCCGATAAGCTGGGCTTTACGCCGCAGGGTCGCGTCCGTCTGGCGCAGAAGCGCGCAAACGCCATGATGGACGGCGACCCGGATGCGGATCTCTTCGGCGATGCCTAACCGTCCGTCCGGCCTGCACCATCCGACGGCAGTCTACGCAAAGCAGGTCGTCTCCGGCCGGCTGCACGACCAGTGCTGCCCCGCCGAAATCGCCGCCTGCCAGCGCCACCTGAATGACCTCGCGCGGCAAGGCACGGAGGACTTTCCGTACGTGTTCGATACGACGCGCGCCGACCGGATCTATCGGTGGTTCAGCGTCTGCCACCACGTCCGCGGCGTGTTCCAGGGCCAGCCGATCACGCTGCAGCCCTGGCAGCAGTTTGACCTCGGGTGCGTGTATGGCTGGGTCCACAAGGATACCGGCGCCAGGCGTTTTAACCGCGTCCTCAATAAGCGCGGCCGCGGCAATGTCAAAAGCACGGAGAACTCCTGCAAGGGTCTGTACCATATGTGCGCGGATGCTTGCTATCCTCCCTATCAGCCGGAACTCGCCGTTTTTGAGGCAGAGCCGGAGGTCGAGTGCGTCGCGGTCGACCGTGAGCAGGCAAAGCGTGTCCTGGGCGATGCGAAGAAGATTGCCGCGATCTCTCCGGCCATCGCGAAGCGGCTATTGATCCCCCGGTCCAATCCCATCGTACACCGCACGCGCGGCGGCTGGATGCGCGCTCTGTCCGGTGACACCAAAAACAAAGACTCCGGCGCACCGTCTTATTACTGCGTAGACGAATACGAGGCGCACCGCACCTCTGAGCTCTACGACATCGGCCTCAACTCCTTCGGTAAGCGTGTGCAGCCGCTGCTCGACTGCATCATGACCGCAGGTGACGATGCAGATAACCGCCCCGCGAAGCGGGAAGAAGATTACGCTCGCCGTGTCGTGACCGGAGAGATCGTTGACGAGTCCTACTTCGTAATGCTCCGCGAGCTGCCGCAGGAGGAAAATCCTCATGACGAGCGGCTGTGGAGCTGGGCAAACCCGCTTTTGCGCTATCCTGACGAATATAGCAAGTATCTGCTCCAGCAGATCAAAACCGAGCATGATGCAGCGTACAACTCCGGCGATGCCGAGAAAATACGGAAGTTTTTGACCCGGCGTATGTGTCAGTGGCAGGCCGCAAGTGTAAACAGCTACCTCGACGAGCGTCAGCTCGCCATGGCGGCCAAGGCAATGATCTCGTGTGACGAATTTGCAGCATTGACAGACGGTCTGGCAGTATGGTGCGGCTTCGACCTTGGAAAGCGCATCGACCTTTCCGGCGTTGCTGCTGTTATCCCCCTCCCCGACGGCCGCATAGCGATCCGCGCGCAGGGCTTTATGCCGCAAAATCGTGCCCGAGAGCATGAGCGCACCGACCGGGTGCCGTATCTTGCATGGGCCAAAGACGGTTATTGCGTCCTGACTCCCGGTGATGTTACAGACAACAACTACGTATATACATGGATCCGCCAGAACGAAGAACGCCACAAATGGCAGCTGCGAGAGGTGGATTACGATGGGCATAATGCAACCGATCTTGCCATTGCAATCTGCAACGACCGCAACAACGATGATTTTTGCGTCGAGATCCGCCAGACCTGTGCCGGTCAGACACTTGCTGTCAAGACCTTCCGCGAAATGCTGATGCAGGGGCGCATCGTGTTGGAATATAGTCCGCTGCTCCTATGGTGCCTGCGTAACGCCGTGGAACACGAAAACTACTACGGAGATATCAAGCTCTCCAAGGCGCACAAGGACGACACGCAGCGCATTGACCCCCTTGCCGCCGCTATGAACGCTCTTTCCCGCGCGTTGCTGCGCGAGGATAAGCCCGATCTTTCACAAGCAGCAGCCTCCGCTGCATACGAAATGTAAGTGCCTGTGCCTGAGTGCCCGCGCCGAACGCCTGAAAAGGCGTCCGGCGTTTTTTATTCCGGTGTCCAATTTGGACACCCTTCCCGAGGTGAGCCCATGAAAAAACTCAAAACCGCGCTGCCGGACGTGCTCTTGCTGACTGGCTGCGCTCTGCTGGTCGCAGGTGCGGCAATCGTCTGGCCTCCGGCCGCGTTCTTCTCCGGCGGCGTGCTGCTGATCGCACTCGGCCTGCTCCTCGGCCAATCGCAGCGCGGAGGTGATGGCAAATGATCGTCTCCAAGCTGCTCAGCCGCAAGACGCAGCCGAAGCTGTCCGTTCCAACCGGCACGCTGACCGTCGCCACCGCCGACGGCTGGATGCTTCCTGATGATAGTCTGCCGACTCCGACCGAGGCGCTGAAGCTCTCCGCTGTCTACGGCGCTGTCGACTACATCTGCAACTTTATCGCGCCGCTGCCGGTATACGTCCACGACCGCATGACGCGTGAGCGTGTCAAGAATCATCCCCTGATACGTCTGCTTTCCGTCCGTCCGAACGAGTACCAGACGCCGACCGACTACAAGCGCATGATGACGCGGTGTCTGGAGCTGCGCGGCAACGCCTATGCCTTTATCTACCGCGATGCAGCGTCCTCGCGCCCGAAGGAGATCATTCCGCTATTGCCGGATCATATGTCGATCCAGCTTGAGGACGGTGTGCTGTGGTACTACTACACGCACCCGACCAACGGTAATCTCTACCGCCTTAGCCGCGAGGACGTGCTGCACTACAAGTACAACTCCGACGACGGATATATCGGCGTGTCCACACTCAAGTATGCCGCGCGTGCCCTGCGCGTGGCCAAGGGCGCAAGCGAGTACGAGCTTGCAGTCTACCAGAACGGCGCTCGGCCGTCCGGTGTGCTCTCCACGGATTCCGACCTCGGCGGCCTGTCGGAGGTGCCGGATCCTGCGGACAAGACGCGCTTTTTAAGCAAAAAGGAAAACATCCGCCGCGCGTGGGAAAACGTCTACGCCGGATCCGCCAATGCCTTCCGGACGGCCGTGCTGGACAACGGTCTGAAATACCAGCCGATCACAATCAGCAGCTTTGACGCGCAGTTTATCGCCGCCCGCGACGTCACGGTCGCGGACATTGCCCGCTTTTTCGGCGTGCCGCTGCATGCGCTCATGACCGGCAAGCAGAGCTTTGAAAGCAATGAGCAGAACTCCCTCGAGTTTATCCAGGGAAAAGGCCTCGCCCTCATCCGCACAATGGAGGAGGAAGATACCTACAAGCTGCTGCTCGACTCTGAAATTGACTCCGGCCTGTGGATTAAGCGCAACTTTGACGCGCGTCTGCGCGGCGACACCAAGACGCGCGCCGATTTCTACCGCACGATGCACGACATCGGAGCATATAGCGTGGACGACATTCTCGCGCTGGAGGATCTGCCTGGCGTTCCAGGCGGTGATGTTCGCATCGCCAGACTGGACGGCGTGCCGCTTGAGGACTTCCGCCGGATCTCGCTTGCGCGCAACATTGAGGAGGGATGATACCCATGTTCCAAGTATCAAAAGCCGCCAGTACAGCATCTGTCCCAGACGCTGCAGATATGGAGGCAATCAATCACTACACACGCACACCGCTCCATCCGGAAGACGTGTACGTCTTTTCCGTCCGCGCCTGCGATGACCGTCCTGACCGTGACGGTGAGCGGTTTACGTCCGAGTGCCTCGACGCTCTTGCACCGCTGTATCTCGGCAAGCCGATGCTCTGCGATCATGCGTGGCGGGCAGCCAATCAGGTGGCGCGCATCTATCGCGCCGAGGTCGTCAAGGACGGCACAGCAGCGGTGCTCCGACTGGATGTCTACATGCCGCGCAACGCCGAGACGCAGCCGGTGATCGACAAGATCGAAGCCGGCATCCTGAAAGAGGTCTCTGTCGGGTGCTCCATCGCCAAGGCAACCTGCTCCGTCTGCGGGCAGCCCTACGGCACCTGCTCGCACGAGCGCGGCAGAGTCTACGACGGCAAGCCCTGCGTCGTGGAGCTGTCCGAGCCGAGGGACGCCTATGAGGTGTCCTTTGTGGCCGTCCCTGCGCAGCCGGCGGCAGGCATCTGCAAGGGTGCAGAGCCGGGTAAAGCCCAAATGTCCACTTTGTCGCTCGACGACGCGAAGCGCCGCCTGCGACTGGAAAAAAATCGTTTTTAACGGAGGTACAACATGAAGCGTAAGCTCTACGAACTCAAAAACTCCCGCGCTCTGGCGCTCAAGGCGGCGGAGCAAGCACTCGCTGGCGGCGATAATGCCGCCTACGAGGCAAAAATGGCCGAGGTTGAGGCGGCCAACAGGCAGATCGAAAATGTCGAGAAGCTCCTCGGCGAGCAGGGTCGCTATGCCCAGGAGCCAGGTCTCCACGGCGCAGAGCCCGCAAAGAAGTCCGGCAACGGCTTTACGGCGCTGCTCAAGATGCTGCGCGGCCAGAATCTGGCCGAGGACGAATCGCAGCTGATGCGCAAGGCGCTGATCTCCGGCACCGACGCCGCAAGCGGCGAGAACTATCTCGTCCCGGAGGATGTCAAGACCGAAATCCGCGAGATGCGCAAGAGCTATGTATCCGCCAAGGAGCTGGTCAACGTCATCCCCGTTGATACGCTCTCCGGCTCCACCGTCTTTGAGTCCGGTACGCCGGCCGGCCTGACCGACTTTGACGACGGCGACGCAATCGCGGACGAAACCAACCCGACCTTCGTCCAGAAAAAGTGGACGATTGGCTGGCGCGGTAAGCTGATTGCAATCTCCCGCATCCTCGGCAATGCATCCGCCGGTTTGAAAGCCTACCTCAACCGCTGGTTCGTGCGATCCGCCATTATCACGGAGAACAAAAAGATCTTCACAGCGCTCAAGGCAGGCTATAAGAGCGGCACGCCTAAGGCGGTCGCCGGCTGGGAAGCCCTGAAAACGTCGATTGCCAAAGATCTGGATCCATCCTGCCTGATTGACGGTGTCATTGTCACCAATCAGTCCGGCTTCGCCTGCCTTGATGCCGAGATGGACGGCAACGGCCGTCCTATTCTCCAGCCAGATCCCTCTGAACCGACGCGCAAGCTCTTCCAGGGCCTGCCGGTCAAGGTGTTCCCCGATGCGCAGCTTGCCAACATCGACGCAACACATTTTCCCGTCATCTACGGTGACACCAAGGCCGGCGTGGACTTTATGGATTATCAGGAGCTGCTTCTGGAGGTGTCCGAGCACTATCTGTTCAACAAGAACCAGAACTGCATGCGCGTGACCGAAGGCTTCGACGTTGTCTCTACCGACACGAGCGCATATATCTACGGCTCCCTCACTGCTACTCCCGCGTCTGCGGGCTGAGAAAGGAGTGCCGCCATATGCCCGGCTACCCTTGTAAGATCGTTCGCAGGACTGACTCTCTGACCGTCCTGCCTGGTGGCAAGCTGATTATTATGCCCGGTGCCAAGGTCGAGGGGCTGCCAAAGCAGGCCGTGGCCGTGGCCGACGCCGCAGGCGAGACTCCCACCGCCGCAGAGTTTAACGCGCTGCTCTCTGCGCTGCGTGCGTCCGGCGTAATCGCTCCTCCGGTGGAGGCCGGTAGCTGATGGACTCCGCCGCGCTTGCACGGCTCAAAGCATACCTCCACATAGACCACGATGAGGACGACACGCTCCTCACGTCGCTCTACGCCTCCGCGGCCGCATACCTCGCCAATGCCGGCATCCCGTCCGGCACGTCCCCGCTCTACGAGCAGGCGGCCTTTGGCCTGGTGCTGGAGTGGTACGACGGCGGCGCGACCTCCGGCGCGATTACAGTCGGCCTGCGGCAGATCATCAACCAACTCAAGCTGACGGTGTCCAATTTGGACACCGTCCTATGAGGGCTCCGCCATGGACGGCCGCAACCATGTGATCGAGCTGCAAAAGCTCGACGCGGCGCGCCAGTGGAAGCCTGTCGGGAGATATCACGCTGCGGTCAACAAATCGTCCGGCAAGGAGTACCTGTCCGCCGGAGCCGTGCAGAGCCAACTTCAGCTTGTATTCTCGCTGCGATATTGCAGCGAGATCGCAGCGATCCGGCTCAACACACAGCTCTACCGGATCGCTTACAACGGCGGGATCTACAAGGTGAGCGACTACGACGACTACAAGGAGCAGCACCGCACCATCCGTCTACTGGGGGTGAGTTACGTTGGCCGTTAAATCTGTTCCCGCTTCTTATCGCACCAAGTTCCAAACCAACGAGCGTGGCACCGGGCTGGATAGGCAGATGAGTACATTGCTGCAAATGTACTCGGATGGTATCGCTGCTCGCTTGAATGCTTGCTCCGAGACTGCAATGACTCGCATCGTGGACGAAACCAGACGTACCGCTCCTCGCGGGCACAGAAAACAGCACTTTTATCAGCGGATCGCCTCCAAAATGGTGTCTACCGCGACCAACGAAAGCGCATTTCTCTGGTACGTCAAGGCACCGGATTACCGGCTCACCCATCTGCTGGAATCCGGACACAACGGTGTGTTCGGGTCATACGTGGCCGGCTTCCACTTCCTCCGCCACGCGCTGGATAAGGAGCTGCCGGTGTACGAAGCCGAGATAAAGGAGGTGCTGCGCACTGCTGATTGATGAAATCCTCGCCGAGGCGAAGCTGGAAGGTCGCGAAACCTGCTACCTCCAGCCGCCGCCCCGCACGCACGTCTGTTGGGGTGACCAGATCCATGCGGAAGGGTCTGATTACGCCAACGAAATCCGCACGCATGATTACACGCTGGAGCTCTACGAGCTCCCCGACGCCCCCGACCCTGAGGCACATACACGTCTGCGCGACGTGTTGGACGCCGAGGGGATCATTTGGGATAAGGAACCGCGGGTCTATCTGCTTGATACACAATTATTTTTGACAACGTACAGCTTCAGCTGCACGGAAAGGAGACTGTAATGTCCACCAAACGCGATATGAAAACCGTGCCGCTCGGCAGCGGCAAGAACTACGTTGCAGAGCTTACCACCCTGCCCACCACCCCGGCGGATATCGTCGCTCTGTGCAAGGACGAAAACTTTGCCGGTCACACGACCGGCGGCGCAACGCTCACCTACAACGCGACCACCCACACCGAGAAGGACGACCTCGGCTTTGTGCAGCGGACAATCACCACCGAAGAAGAAGCTAAGCTCAAGCTGGGCATCTTCACCTGGGATCCGTCCTTCCTGACCAAGCTGGTTGCAACGGGCCGCTCCTCGGTCAGTGAGGATCAGAAGTACCGCGTCACCAAGCTCGGCGGCATCGACAACGACAACGGCAAAAAGTACGTCGTGATCTTTGAGCACGTCGACAAGGTCTACGGCAACCTGTACGTTGTCCTTGTCGGCACCAACACCGCCGGCCTGACGCTGCAGTTCGCCAAGGATTCCACCTCCAAGCTCGAACCGGAGTTCACGGCCGAGCCGCATGACGATGAGGGCACCCTGATCCAGATCATCGAAAAGCTGCCTGAAACCACCCCGTCGCAGGGCACCGGCGGCTAAATGTCCCCACATTCATCCCGCCTCCGCACAGAGGCGGGATATTTTGAAAGGAGCCAATTATGTACTATCTGATTCTTGCAATCGCCGCCGTTATGGTGGCTGCAATCATTTGTACGCTGCTCATCGGCCGGAAGCAGCAGAAGCCCGCACCGGTGGTTGCAGATCTTGACCTCTTTGGTAAAAAGCGTCCCGTAATGACGATCAGGCTGCCTGACGGCACCGTGCTGCGGCTGACTACTCCGTGCAAGGCGGTGTCTGATCGCTTTGAAGCAATCGGCGCCTTGCTCGACCGTATCGCTACCGGTCAGGCAGGGGCGGGAGATATCGCGGAGCTGTACACTCTGCTTGCGGCCGTCCTCGCCCGGAATCTGGATAATATCACCGTTTCGGAGGAGCGCCTGGAAGCAATCATGACCGCCGATGACTGTGTTGAGTTCTTCGCCGCGTACATGGATTTTTTGACCAAGGAGATCCGCTCAAAAAACTGAGACTGCCGTATGCCCCGCGCGAGGACGAGGGGCAGATACGGCACAAATACTCCGTAGATACCGTATACACGCATCTTGTCGCCGAGTATGCCAGGCTTTCTCTCCCGGAGGTGCTGCAGATGGATGTCCTCGACTATCTGCAGCTGCGCCGGGATGCCGTGATAGACCTGCTGTCCAAGACAGAGTCCGGCGTGGAGTACCTCAATGACGCATGGATGCATGAGCAGACCGAGCCGGATCGAGCGATGCTGCGGCGTGATTTTAACGTAAAGAGGGTCTAACCATGGCAAAGGAAAAAATAAAAGGCTTGACCGTCCAGATCGGTGGCGATACCACCAGCCTTTCCAAGCAGCTTAAGGCTCTTGAATCGAAATCAAAGGCAACCGCAAAAGAACTCAGTGCGATTAACCGCGCATTGAAGCTGGATCCAACCAACACCGAGCTGCTCACACAGAAACAGCAGGTCCTTGCCGAGCAGATCGCAACGACCAAGGACAAGGTCGACATTTTGCGCCAAGCTCAGCAGCAGGCCGCCGAGCAGCTCAAAAACGGCGACATTGGCGAAGATGAATACCGCAAGCTGCAGCGCGAGGTTTTCTTTGCCGAGCAAAGCCTCGACAAGCTGGAACGGCAAGCAGCCGAAACCGACAAGGCATTGCAGGAAGCCGGTTCTGCCGCTTCCGATTTTGGCAATGATGCGGGAGATGCTGCGCAGGATACCAACAAGATGGGCGATTCTGTCGCAGATCTCGGCAGCACCATGGACGATCTCAAGGGCAAAGCCGTCCTGGCCGGCAAGGAGCTTGTGACACTCGGTGCAGCCGGCAAGCTGCTACAGGAGGGCGCATCCTCCGCGCTCGACTACAACTCCGCGCTCGCATCGATACAGGCGCAGACCGGCGCTTCTGACGCCGAAATGCGCAGCTTTAAGACTGCGATGGACGCCGTCTATAACGGCGGCTACGGCGAGAATCTCGATGAGGTAGCCGCCACTATGGCGCAGATCGCTCAGAGCACGCGCGAAACTGACCCCGGCAAGCTGCAGGAGCTGGCCGAGGGTGCACTCACACTGAGTGACACCTTCGGTTTTGACACGACCGAAAGCCTGCGTGCCGTCAACATGCTGATGGATCAGTTCGGCGTGACGGCAGATCAGGCCTACTCGCTTGTCGTGCAGGGTGCACAGAAGGGCCTCAACAAAAACGGCGACCTGATGGACGTCATCAACGAGTATTCCGTCCATTACCGCCAGATGGGGTATTCTGCGGATGAATTCTTTGCTTCGCTGGAAAACGGCGCCGCTGCCGGCACATTCTCGGTTGACAAGCTCGGCGATGCCATGAAGGAATTCGGCATCCGCACCAAGGATACCGCGACAACCACGGATGAAGCCTATGAGCTGCTCGGCCTCGATGCCGCAAAGATGCGCGAGCAGTTTGCCGCCGGCGGGGAATCCGCACAGGCCGCAACCAAAACCGTACTCACAAGCCTGATGGCTATGAGCGATCAAGTAACACAGAACCAGATCGGCGTGGATCTCTTTGGCACGATGTGGGAGGATCTCGGCATTGACGGTGTTAAGGCGCTGACCAATGTATCCGGGTCCATCGACATGACCAAGGACTCCATGACGGAGCTCAAGGAGATCAAGTACAGCGACGTCAGAAGTGAGTGGGAGCAGCTTGGCCGCTCCATCCAGACGGATCTGGTGAATCCCCTCGGGCAGAAAGCTCTCCCCATCGCAAAGAAATTCGTCACATGGACGAAGAATAACCTCAACACCCTGATTCCGGTCGCCAAGACCATCGGCGTCGTCTTCGGCGCGATGTTTGTGGTGTCGAAGGTCAATGCATGTATAAGCGCTGTCAAGGGGCTGGTCAGCGCATATAAAGCGCTGCGCACCGCCGTACAGGCCGCCAATACAACGATGATATCCAATCCCTACACGGCGCTTGCGATGGCGATTGCGGCGGTAGTTGCTGCCACTGCGACTATGATTTCATCTATGCATGAAGCAGAGCGGGAGCATGATGCTCTTGTTGAGTCATATCGCGACGTAGCCAGAGCAGCTGAGGAGTCCAGACAAGCCCAGATTGAAGCCGCAAGGGTTACAAACGAGGAATACGACAATTATCAGGCTCTTTGGGAAGAACTGCAGACGCTAGTTGACGCAAACGGGCGCGTGAAGGAGGGCGGAGAGAAACGCGTAGAGTTTATCCGCAGCGTCTTAGCCGATGCCACCGGGCAGGAAATTGAGCTTGTCGATGGTGTCATCCAGAAATATGACGATTTGACTCGCTCCATCTCAGACGCGCTCGAAATGGAGCGCGCCCGCGCCTTGCAGTCAGGAATGCAGGGCAGTTACGACGATGCCAAATCAACCCTACAGGGCGATGATCAAACCGAAGGCTCTCAACTCTACTATGAGAGGGCGAATAAGGCGTATCAGGATCAACTACGTGAGATTGAGGCAGCTCAGGTCATCAGCCGCCGACTGATAACGGAGCGGCAAAATCTTGAACGTGAGCTCTCTGCCCTGCAGGAGAGGACAAGATACGCAATTACGCCAGAGCAGCAGTCACAGCTTGATAGTCTGAGTAGCCGCTTGGAGTCGGTCAATGAGCAAGCTCGGCAGGCGCAGGACCGCATTGATGACCTCAACTATGAGATGGAGCCGATTGCAGCAGATCTCGAGAGTGCCGCATACGCGCTTGATGTCAACCTTGCAACGGTGCGAAACTATGAGGAATTGCAAAAGGCCATCCTCAGCGGGAGCGTTGATGATCTGACCGACGCCATGTATCAAGCCTCCAACAGCATCCTCAGCGCCGAACAATCCTCCATCAGCTCCCTGCAGAGCCAGCAGAAGACCGCAAAAGATGCCTATGACAAGCTGGTCGCTTACTCCCGGCAGACGGGCAGCAAGGTGACCGATGAGCAGCTCAACGCCGCGCTGCGCCTCAAGGCCAATACCGCGATTGAAACCTACAAGGCTTTACTTGCAGCCGGGCATGACACCTCTTCGGCAGAGCTGCAGCAGCTCCGGCAGGAGATCTCCGCAGACCTCATAGAGCTTGGCGATTACACGCAGACGCAGCTTGCCGAGGTTTTCGCGGGCTTCAGCACCTCAGCCCGTAGCTATGGTGCAAATTACGCTGAGGGGCTTGCACAGGGCATGGAGTCGCAGGAGGAGCGCGTGAGCAACGCTGCCAAGCGCCTGGCCAATCTGACAACAGCAAGCACCCGGCGGACGCTGCAGATCGCCTCGCCGTCCAAGGTTGCCCGCAGCTATGGCGGCTACTATTCTGAGGGCTTTGCCCTCGGCATCACGGACAAGACACCGCAGGCAATCCGCAATGTGCAGCGGATGTCCGACGAGGTAATCGGCATCCTTAACGGCGCTGAGCTGCCGGGAGGCGGCTACTCTCTGCCGGCTCCGCTGGTTGAGCGCTATAGTGTCTCCGGCGCAAGTGCAGATCTCAGCGAGATGCTCGATAAGCTGGAGAGAATCTACGGTGCTGTGAGCAGCATCGACCCGCGGCTCGTGCTGGACGACGGAACGCTCATCGGCCGCACCAAGGATAAGATAGACCGGGCGCTCGGTCAAAAACAGGTGCTATCTGATAGGGGGGCGAGATAATGACCAAGCGTGCACTTAAAATTGGAGACTACTCCACCGCATCCGACGGTTGGACGCTGTCCGCGCTCAGCCTGTCCTATCCGGAACGCCGCTCTAACTATGTCGACGTCCCCGGCCGGGATGGCTCGCTTGATCTCTCGGCTATCCTCAGCGATGAGCCGATCTATGGCACCCGTGAGCTGCTGGCCACGCTGGAGTTGAGTGCAGGGACCCGCGCCCAGCGCAATGACCTTGTCCGCAAGCTGATCAACGCATACCACGGCCGTGACGTGCAGATCACGCTGCCGGATGATCCGGATCATACGCTCACCGCCCGTCCGACATTTTCCATCCAGTATCATACTGCCGCCCATGTTGCGGTTGACATCAACGCAGTCTGTCAGCCGTGGCGCATCGCAAAGGCAAGCAAGGCAATTATCGCAGATGCTGCGGCAGCTGCCCTTGCCGTGCAGTTGCCCAACAATGGCAGCCGCACGGAAGTGCCGGAGATCACCGTCACCGGGACAGCTGACATCACCATTGTGCATGATGCATCCACGTGGACGGTATCTCCCGGCACGCACATCCTCCCGGAGCTCCGCATCCCCGCCGGAGGTATCACGTGCAGCATCAGCGGCGCAGGGCAGATCAAATTTGCGTACGAGGAGGCGATCCTGTGATCCAGATCTACGCTGACGGCGTCCTTGTATCCGACTCGCGGATCGCCGCCCACGCGCTGCAGGAGCTGCAAGTCACAGTGTCCCTCGACAAGGGCGGCACTGCCGATATCACAATGCCTCCATGGCACCCTGCATATGCCAAGTTTGCGCCATATAAGACAATTGTAACGATCGACCGAAACGGCGCGCAGATCTTCCGCGGCCGCGTGCTGTACACGTCTGACGACTTTTACGCCTCCCGCACGGTTACGTGCGAGGGCGAACGTTGTTTCCTACGGGATGCAGTTATGCGTCCCTACCTCTACCAGACTACGCCAAAGGCGATCTTTGAGGATCTGATCAATATCTACAACGGTCAGGTCGATGCCGACAAGCAGTTTGCGGTCGGCTCCGTCACCGTCACGGATGCCAACGACTACGTGCGCCTGGAGTGTAGCAGCGCGGAGTCGGCTGCGGACACTGTCGACAAGCTAGTAGAGCGCTGCGGCGGATATATCACATTTGGCACAAATGCCGACGGTGCGCGAGTGATCAATTGGCTTGCTGAGCTGCATTACTACAGCTCCCAGAAGATCGAGCTCGGTACGAACTTGCTTGACTTTACCCGCAACACCACCAACACCGATCTTGCAACGGTCCTCGTCCCGTATGGTGCCCCGATCGACGACACCGGAGAACGTCTTACAATCCGCACTGTCAATAACGGCTTGGACTACATTGAAGATGCCGCCGCAATTGCGCTGCGTGGAAGGATCGTCAAAGCGGTCTACTGGGACGATGTGACAGTCGCTACCAATCTCCTTACCAAGGCGCGGGATTACCTTGACAAGGCCAAGCTGCTTGTGACGACGCTGCAGCTTTCTGCGGTAGATCTCTCCGCTATGGATTCCGACATAGATACCTTTGAAATCGGCGATCAGATCCACGTTAAAAGCGACCCTCACGGCCTTGATGCAGATTTCCTCCTGATTGAGCGGACATATAATCTGCTCAATCCTGCGCAGGACGCGATCACGCTCGGAATGGATGTGGCCACACTGACCGGCGCGCAGGCTGCCGCCGAGCGAAAAAAAGGGGAGAGCATCGACCGTGTGGAGCGGGAGGCTAAATCCGATTACCAAAAGAACAAAGACCAGATCTCCGGCACAGAGACACGGCTCGCGTCGCTGATCAAGCAGACCAGCGACAGCATCGAAAGCGAAGTCTCCAAACAGCAGCAGTCCCTAGATGATCTGACCGAAGCAGTTACGACGCTGCGGCAGACGGCCGAATCACTGTCGGCCACGGTCAAAACAATTGAGGAGGACGGCGTCAACCGCGTGACGACGATCACGGGCACGACGTTGGACAAGGACGGCCTGCACGTCACAAAAGACGGCGAGGAGATGGAGTCTCGCATCGACTACAGCGGACTGCACGTTGAGCGCAACGGGGCGGCAATTCTTGAGGCTACCGCATCCGGTGTTGAGGCCGAGAATGTCACCGTCCGGACGTATCTGACCATCGGGCTGCACGCCCGGTTCGAGGACTATTCCAACGACCGCGACAACGCCCGGACGGCCTGCTTCTTTGTCTAGGAGGAATTCAAGTGGCAAACATCCAAACGAATACCCGAAACCTGTACTACGCGATCTTGTCGATCACCGAGCAGAGCCAGAGCAACGCGGCAAACTCGACCACGTTGGCCTACTCGCTGACACTGTACAGCGGCAACACCCGCTTTTCTGGGTACACGATCGGCTATCGGATTAAAGTTGACGGTGTACAGATTGATTACCATGACAATACCGGCAATCAGACGTCGATCGGCCGCAACGAGGCAAAGCTCGTCACCTCCGGCACGACAACCGTGCTGCATAACGACGACGGCACCAAGACGATCTCGGCGGAGGTCGAGCTTTGGACGGACTCCGGAGCCTATCTCCCTGTCTACATTTCCGGCTCCGGGCAAGTCAAGCTGACGCAAATCCTGCGCGAGACCACGATCTCGGCCACGGACGCCAACATCGGCGCGGTGTCCATGATCGCGGTCAACCGCAAGTCTGCGGCCTATACGCACTCCATCCGCTACACCTTCGGGAGCCTTTCCGGCTATATCACCGCAGAGGGCGGCGTGTCTGCATCGGAGGTCAAGCTGACCTCTACCTACATTGGCTGGACGGTTCCCACCGCTTTCTTCGGGCAAATCCCAAACGCGAAGTCGGCCAAGTGTACACTGACCTGCAAGACCTACTCCGGCAGCACGCAGATCGGCAGCGCAAAGACCTGCACGCTGACCTGCGTCGCAGCAGAGAGCGACTGTGCGCCCCAGGTCACGGCCAGCGTTGCCGCATCGGACGCAATTACCGCGACGCTGACCGGCAGCAGCACCAAGCTCATCCGCTACTGCTCCGATGCGCTTTGCACCATCTCCGCAACCGCCCGCAACAGCGCCACACTCCGGCAGAAGCGCATTGCCGGTCAGGGAATCGACGGCACGTCCCGCACGATCTCGGCGATTGAGGCGGATGCGGTAACGTTCGACGCGACCGACAGCCGAGGGTATAGCACAGCCGTGACGGTGCCGGTTGATCTCGTGCCATATGTCAAGCTGACCTGCCGCGCATCGTCGACGCGCGAAACCCCAACCGGGGACAAGGTGATGCTATATATTAGCGGCAGCTGGTATAACGGCTCCTTCGGCGCGTCAGCAAATGCGCTCACGCTCAAATACAAGTTGGGTGGCGCATCCGCATGGACTGCGGTCACGCCTACCCTCACCGGCAACACCTACAGCGCACAGGTGGAGCTGACCGGCGTCAGCTATAACGAGACGCATACGCTCTCCGTTCTGGCTGCGGACAAGCTCTCGACGGTGCAGGTCAGCGACACCATCAAGCGCGGTGTGCCTGTGTTTGACTGGGGCGAAAAAGATTTTGAATTCCATATTCCGGTCTACTTCCAAGGGCAAACCTTAGAGGGAATGTTAGTGCTGAGCGGCGATGCGATAACCGGAGTCCTGCCCATCTCAAAGGGCGGCACTGGTGCTGAAACGAAGGCAGATGCCCTAGCAAACCTGAAAGCCCTCCCTCTGGCTGGTGGCGCTATGGACGCGGGCAGTAAGATTACCCATCCGGGCAATAGTTCAGCGTGGGCTGGCGGCAGAGATCTCGCTATCCTGAGACGGCCAGGTGCAGTAAGAGACAGAGGCCTGTATTATCCTATCATATCGTCCAAAACAGTCGATGGCGACTGGACAATAGGGACGCTGGATAATGGGCTTTTCATCAATTACACCAGTGATACAGCTTATTCCAACTGGACAGGTAATACACATCAGTTTCTGCTGAATAGTGACGGGAACGTTTCCTGGCCGGGAGGAGCACAAGTCTTGGTGAATGGAACACTAGGGGCTAGTGCTAGTTCAGTTCTTAGAGCTAATTTCGACGGTCGCATTTTTAAGAATCTGCTTGTAATGATACGCTCTATTTCTAATAAATATAGTTCCTTCGTGTTCCCGACGATTGCGGGCGTGTGGGGACTGTTTTTGCCGACCAGCAATGACTACTATCGCGCGGCGATGACCATAAGCGGCAGCGGGGCGAGCATGTCATGCATGCTGCAACTGGACAGCAATGTGACCGGCGTGACTGCCATGATTTATGCAACAGCGTAAGGAGGATAAAAATGAAAATTCAGGTCGATGAAAACGGATATGTGGAGAACTACGTGCTTGTCGGCGAAGGTAGTGCTTGCAATATCAATGTGGAGTTACCGGAAGGCTTTGAGGCGGAGCACTATGCGGCTTACAGACTGATTGACGGTGTCCTGACGCTCGATACGGACAGGCTTGCGGCATTGCAGCTTACGGGTAGGCAAGATGCTATCCGTGCGCGGCGGGAGCGCGAGTGCTACTCAGTGATCAACCGGGGGCAGCTATGGTATGAGGGCATCAGCATCGCGCATCTTGTTGAGCTGCGCAAGTGGTACAAGGCATGGTTGGATGCGCCTGCGACGCTGATCATCCCGGACAGGCCTGCTTGGCTGGATTGATTGCACAATCCGGGGTAATCTCGGCGCGGTATGCCGCTGAGGGTGTCCAATTTGGACACCATACAACGCAGAAAGGAGGGAGCTGCATGGAAGTAGCGGACTGGATTATCCGTGTGGGGGCGCTTGCCGGTGCGATTGCGGCGATTGTCGCGCTTGGCAAAAAGGTGGTTGCGCCGCTCAAGGACATGAGCGCGAAGATTACGTACATTTCCGCCCGGACGGAAACAATCGAAAAGCACGACAAAGAGCAATATCTCGGCATTTTGCGTCTGACAATTATGTCCGAGGGGATGCCGATCTCCGAGCGCTTGATCGCCGGGGAGAAGTACATCAAGGCAGGCGGCAACGGCGCCGTCAAGCACTATTATCAAGAGCTGGTCAAAAATCACACAAAATAAGGAGGGAATCACAATGAAACTGAGCAACAAGGTCTATGACATCCTGAAGTGGATCGCGCTGTATCTGCTGCCAGCGCTGGGCACGCTATACTTTGCGCTGTCCGGAATCTGGGGGCTTCCCTACGGGGAGCAGGTCGTCGGCACGATCACGGCTGCGGATACCTTCCTCGGCGTGCTGCTGGGCATCAGCAGCGCCAGCTACAAAAAGGGGGCGTGAGCCATGACAGAAACTCAACTCAGACGGAAGGTCGTCAATCAAATCAAGTCGTGGGTCGGCTACAACGATGCTGACGGAAGCCACAAAAAGATCATTGACATCTACAACAGCCACAAGCCTCTCGCACGAGGCTATAAGCTGCAATATACCGATGCCTGGTGCGCCGGTACGGTGTCGGCCGTAGCGATTGCCTGTGCCCTGACAGACATCATGCCGACCGAAGTTGGCGTGGGCGAGATGATCAAGCTTTACCAGCGCCTGAAACGATGGGAAGAAAACGATGCCTACGTCCCGAAGCCCGGTGACATCATCATGTACGCATGGCGCGACAACGGTGTCGGGGATTGCACTGTCGGCGATAGTCATGTTGGCATCGTCACCGATTGCGACGGCAAGACAATCACGGCGACCGAGGGCAACATAGTCGCCAACGGCGTGCATCTTGTCGGTTATCGCACCATCCTCGTCAACGGCCGGTACATCCGCGGCTTCGGCCTGCCGGACTACGCCAGTAAGGCAACCGAGAAAGAGCCGGAAACGCCTGCGCCGACACCGGCACCGGCGAGAGCGACCTACACACTCACGCCCCGGCTGCTCAAGCGCGGCGACCGTGGCGCGGATGTGCGTGCGATGATGCTCCTGCTCAAGGACGCGGGATATTATCCCTATACCATCCCGGCATCTGACGACCTGTTTGGTGCCAAAATGGAATCCGGTGTCCGTAAGATGCAGGCCGAGCACGGCTTCGGCGTGGACGGCCTGATCGGCGCTAAGTCGGGCAGATTCCTCATGGGGCTGACCAAAGGATAACTCCGGCGATATAGAGACAACAACACGCCCGGCAGGACATGCTGCCGGGCTTCATCGTCATTTTGTCGTCATTTTTGTTTTTGGGGCAGCATTGTAACACGTTATACCGGCAAAATATAAATCTGCTCCATCAAAACGCCGACAACCTCATATCCCCTGCAAATACAGATAAAGCCCGCATCCTTTTAGGATGCGGGCTAATTTTGCGTGGTGACCCGTACGGGACTCGAACCCATGTTACCGCCGTGAAAGGGCGGTGTCTTAACCACTTGACCAACGGGCCTGGTAGC